CTTCATGTACGGGTTCTTGTAGACCGTCTGGCGGTTGTAAAGGCTACCCACTCGCTGGACACCCATTGCAAACTGGCTCTGGTCGCCGCCGGTGTCAGCTCGGAAGCCCTCGATGGACTCGAGGATTGTTGCGACCTGCGGGCTCGTGACCAGGAAGTTTGCGCCTCCGCGCATCGTCTTCTGGAAGATCTTGTTGGAGACGGACTGGATCTTGTTGCCCAGCGTCTCGAACCACTCGTTCTTCGTTCCCGTGTGGCTTCCAGCGTCAACGAAGGATCCCGTGGATTGGTCGTACTCGTATCCGGGCTTGGTGCTCCAGAACTCGCGCGTGAGCGCGTTCTGAATAAGCATGTCCAGGATCTCGAGGTCGATCTCCATCGAGATGTACTCGGAAAGCATGGAAGTCAGCTCAGCCTCGGCGTCGATGCTGTGGTACGCGTTGAGGTCCTGAGCAAGCTCCGGAGTCCAGACAGCCTTGAGCTTGCGCGTCTTGGCTGCAATGGGCTCCTGCTCCAGGTCGAAGTCGATCTCCGGAATGTCGAGAACGTCGTACCCGGTATAGGCTTCGGAGCCGCTAAGAACTTCCTCGCCGCCTGTGCCGGAAATGTCCGGGTTTTCGGAGCGATCCTCAAAGTCGCCGCGGTCGAACGTGGTCGGCTGGACCTGGTACTCAACCGTGGCGCTGTCGATGTCCGTGCTGGCGTCAAGCGTCTCGCCATCGGCAACGCGAACGACAAACTCAACAACGTGGGTTCCATCCCCGAGCTCTTCGATGTACGTCGTGTGAGCGGGGAAGTACTGGTCAACCGTGGCGTCGCTAAAGCTGAAGGCGCGGACGCCCTCAGTGTCGATGCGGGAAGGCACGTTAACCTTCACGCGGCGAAGCTCGTCGTCCTCCGTTTCGGTGAGGTCCACGAGGTCGGGATTGAACTCAATTCGCGGCTTGCTAACCGGGTTCACCTCGGTGATGGATCCTCCGGATCCGCCTTGAAGGCCTGTTACCTCCTTGTCGTTGATGGAGTATCCAAACTTGCCTTCGCCGTAAAGGCCGCCGGTAGGCTCGCCCTCAACCTCGGTCTCGCCGAAGACGGAGCTGTCCTCTGCGAATCCAGGCTGGCTGGAGCCGTACTTGAAGTCAAGGTAGAAGATGAGGCCGGAGGGAAGGTTCATCGGCTGAACCGAGACAAATTCCTTGGCCACAATCTCGCCGAATACACGGCGAACTAGCGGGAGAGCAACGCCTGCCCATTCCTCAGACCCCTCTGCGGTTCCTGTTCGGGTTGCCTCTTTAAGAAGCTGGCGATACTGGTTCTCGAGAAGGATTGCAAGGCCGTGTACATCTTCCTTGTTCTCCACGCCCTCAAGCAGACCAGTCGGTGCCCACTTCTCGACGAGGCCGCGAGAGCGGTCGAGAAGAGCCTGCTGGTGGCTCTGCCCGTCGTCGAGTTGCTGTAGTAGGTTCTGGTTATTCATTTTTGAAAAAGGGTTGTTGGTGCTTTGTGCGTGTGTGATTGGGAGCTGTCAGCGTCCCGCGTGCTTTAGAGAATGCCCGCGAGTTCCTGGAAGCGCTCCTTTTGGTCCGTTTCTTCGTTAAGGGTTCGCATCGAGGCGTTATTGCGCCTGTTGTTGTTGCTGGCACGATTGATGCTCTCATCCAGCTTCTGCTGCTTCGTAGTATTGGCAGCGGATCCTTGCTGGGTGCGGAATGCATCGGCGAGGTTTGCGAACGTCATCTCAACCTCGCGCTCCGTGTCAGCGCGCTCGAACGACTCTTTGACCTTCGATCGTTGCTTGCTGTTCAAACTGAAGTTGTTGAACAGCTTGTTGGTGAAGAGCAACTTCTTGCCCACCAACTTCGAAGAGCGGACTTCTTGTTTCAGGGATTTTGCAGCCCTAAGAGCCTTGTCTCGCTCCTTCCTGAGCTTCCTATTTTCCCTGCGGAGCTTTTGAACGCCACGAGCGCCCTCGTCCTCCTCTTCGCGGAGAACACCGGACAGGTCGAGCTCATCGCTCTCGCCAAGGGGATCGGCCTGGGGTTGCGTCATGTTGGCAAGTCCACCAGGACCTTCTGGGTCGAAGTCGTTGTCGACGTTGTCTCCGCCATCAAGTAGGTCGTTAACAACGTCAAGGTATGTGTCGCCAATGCCAGGCTGCGGATCCATGGGATCCCGCTCAACATCGGTAACACCGTATTCGCGGAGGTCGATCTCAAACTCGGTGTCACCCTCGTCAAGGTCCTCCATATAGTCCATCATTTCGTCATCCATGGGTTCGTCCATGTAGTCGTCCATGGGCTCATCCATGGCTTCGTAATCGCCCATGTGATCGTCCATATAATCATCCATAGGCTCATCCATGTAATCGTCCATGTACTCGTCGGACATGTGCTCGTCATCCATGTAGCTGTCGCCACCGAACTGAGACATGCCCCCTTCATCAATTTCGTCGAGGATATCGTCGATTTCACTCATGTTTTTGTTGGGGTTTTGGGCCTCGTCCAAGCCAAGTTCTTTCTTGACTTCATCGAGAACCACGCTTGCAATTTGTTCGTCGTCGTATCCTGTCCCGAGGTCATCCAGGTCCAGGAGTTCGTTGTTATCGTGTTGTGGTTGTTGGTCGCTCAGGCGATCGGAAGTTTCCTCGCTGCTATGGCGATTGTCGAATGCGGCGTCTTCCTCGAGGTCTGTCATGTAGTCGATAATCCGACTCATGTCTTCTTCGGAGATCTCTTCCATCTCCTCTTCCTCGTCCTCGGCCTCTTCATCGGCCTCTTCCGCTTCGTCGCTGTCCATATCAATTTCGAGGTCTTCTTCGTCGCCCTCTTTTGCGTCCTCGAGCATTTTTTCATCGAGGTACTTCTTCAGCTTAGGCGTCCACTTTTCGAGAAGCGCGTCTTTTGCGTTCTCAAACTGAACCTCCCTGTAAGCCGAAGCATCGGCGACCGCTTCACTAAAGAGCTCAGACTGCTTGCTCATTGCGGTTCTTGGGTTTGGGTTTGAGTCTGAGGCTTATGAAAAACCCCAATTGTCATGTGAAAATCGCTTACGGCGGATGTCCACCGTTTTCGCGATAATTTCAATACTATATAGTGAGCCTGATACGCTTATTAGGCACGAGGCGAATTTCCATGCCTCTTAGCTTTCTTCTCGGCTTCCTGGCGCGCTTTCCGGCGTTCTTCCGAGTCCGGAGTAAAATACATCCGGTCCTTGTATTCTCGCAAGATGCCCGTTTTTCGCACGCGTCGGCCAAACACCTTCAGCGCTTTTTCTACGTTGTTATTTCGTACCTCTACACCTACCATAACTAGTTGTTGTTGACTTTGTAAGGTTCAGGTTGCTTGCGTGCCATTTCTTTTCCGGCCTCGCCAAACTTGCTGATGGCGTTACCGCTAACGTAAATGCCGAGCAGGAAAGTGTTAAACTCCACCCACTGCCCGGCATCCATAACTGCCGTCAAAAGAAAGATGTCGCTGAGCACGTGAAGCCACACCGTGCCAAGAAATTTTCGGCTCGTAAGCCGTTGCTTCAGCTCTTTATCCATCGTAATCAAGTTCCTCGATCATGAAGCTCAAAGCGTCCACAACCGCCGGCTCCACCTCGTCGGGAAAATCGGCAAGGCTCATGGGCTCCAGCTCCACTTCCTGCGTGTCGGCAAGCGTTTCGTTGAGCTCGTTCACAAGCTCCTGTTTGTCGGTGAAAAGCGGGTCGCCGCTTCTGTCTTCAACGGGCTCGCCGCCCTCGGTGACAACGTTTCCGTTCTCGTCTCTCTTCTTGGGCCAGAGCGTGTTGCCTTCGTCGTCGGTTTTTGTGTACTGCTCAACTAACTTCTGATGGATCTCCTCATATTGCTGAGCGATATCCATCACCTTGCCCTTGTTTCGGACAAACGGAATCATGAGGTCTTTTTTGAGCCTGCGGTTTTGCAGGCTCTCGATTGCGTTCTTTGCTCCGAATGCTTCGCTGTAAGAAATTTCCATAACAGGGTTTGTCTGTGTGTTGTTAGGTTTGTGTCAGGCTTATATAGCGAGCGAGCACGAATTATTTCACGCCGCCATAAATGCCCCAAGCAATTGTGTTGGGGTTAATGTCAGGGTCCTTTCCGCCGAACACATTTGGTTTCTGCCTCCGCATTTGCTCTACCAACCCCCCGTATCCTGGAGGCGAGTGTTTGGTTGCAATTTGCTTGCGAACTTGCGCGCGCTTATCGTTTCCTCCGAATTCGTTGAGAACGGCTTGTTCCAGTGCCTTCATTTCTCGAACCGGAGGGTTCTTGGATTCGGTGAGCACGCCATCGGTTGCAAGCCCGCCGAAGTTGCGGACATATTCGCTTCCAATTTCCTGAAGCGCTTCCTTGGGCCCGTCTAAAATGCTGTTGGCTTGTTCCTCGTCCATCGAGTACACACCCGCGCCTTCCATCGAGCGGTCTAAGTGCCTGTAATCTTTACCGTACCCCCGAGCGGCTTTAAGCCCAAACACGCCATAAGGTTGGTCGTGATCCGCGTTATCTTCGCTTGGGAAAGCAATGAGGATGTTATGCGGTTCGGAGTACAGGACTTCGTTGAATCCGAACTCTCCAGGATGCTGGGCTTTATATGTGATGTTATATTTATCGGTCACGTCCTGGAAGACGTTGCTGCCATAGCGCCCCTGGTTGTAGTCCGTGTAATTGCCGAAGGGGCGCCGGACAGGTTGGCCAATTTTCGTGACGCCATCCAGCTCTTCCTTAATAAGTGTTCGGATTTTTTTGCGTGTCATGATTGCAGGTAATTTCTAAGCACTTCCTCGCTATCCTTTCGGAACCGGTCGAAGTAATCGCTGTATCCGTATTTGTCCTTATAATCGGACTTGTTCCGGTTCTTCCAGGTCATCGTCTTGCTAATAGCTTCACCGGCTTTTTCGGGACTGGCAACAACTCCAAAACCATTTACTACGCGAATCGGCTTCATCTTGGTGCGCGTCAGATACCGCGCCTCGCCACCCGAGTAAGAAATGGGGAGGTTGTCGTAGGTAACGCCATCGACGAACTTTTCAATGTCCATTTCGATGGGATCCGTAACGTCTTTTTTCTCGTTCATTCGCGCAATCTCTTCGCGAATTACACGTCGTAGCTTTTGTTCTCTCATTACTGGTTTAGGTTATCGTCTCATGCGAGCCGGAAGCGGCTCTTCTTCAATTGCGTCTGCAACTGCTCCAACGTCTCTTTGATCGCCTTGGTTAGAGATTCGAACCTCAGTTCCAGGCTCCCTGTACTCGCGGCCACGTCCGATAATTTCAAGCGTGAAGCCACGGCCTTGCCTCTGAGCGTCGCCTCGAACAAAGAACCCAGCGTCATCGGATGCATTGACGTACTCAAGCTCGCCGGAGCTTCGCCCGCCGGCCGTGTTTCTTTGAAGCTCGCGCATGCCCAAAAGGTCTAGCGCCTTCTCCACCACACCAGCAACAAATTCCCTGGGCTCGCCGGCCAGTTCTTCGTCAAGGCGTCGGATCTCCTCGCGAATTACGCGTCGCAACGTTCGTTCTCTATTCATCAGTAAGTTTGCTTAGGTTTCCCTTGAATTCAATTTCGTTGGCCTCAATTTCAGTCGTGCTTCTGCTTTCCATAGCCCGACTGAGTGCATCTTTCACGTCTTCCCACCAAGCATGGATCTCTACAGTTACGTCTTCTGTTTCAAGCACAAGCCCTACTGCAGGAATAAACTTGATGCGGCCTCGGCCAAACGATTTATAGTCTTCATCTAGTTGCTCGATTTCTTCTCGAATTACGCGTCGCAGTTTTTGTTCCGTCATATCACTTATACCCGTTCGAGTTCAGCACGTACTTTCGCAACATACGCTTCTGCGTTAGACCTCGGATCTGGCGCCCACGGCTGTTCCATGTAGTAGTCAAGCGCGTCCTGGGCTTCGCTCTTTAACTCGAACCGTTTCGCCCTGCCGATCTTGTGCGCATTTATGCCGTTTTCAAGGTCACGGACAACGCTAATTTGACCGTTTCGGTTTTTAACCGCAATTACATAAAATGTATCGGTCCCGTACGTGACGTTTTCTTCTATGCTTCTTAGTTCTTCTTGAATTACGCGTCGTAGTTGTTGTTCTGTCATATCGTTTATGTTCGAATTACACTAAATCCTGCTCCGTTCAATACGCGAAAAACTTCTTGCGCCAATCCTCCCTGCATTCCGTCTCCGCCGACAACATAAGACCTGGAGCCGTGGTTGTAAGTGACGGTGGCAAGGTCCGGACCGTCTTCAACCTCCAGCCTCTTGCCGGTATCGAACACCGAATCATATGACGGAAGCCTCCGCCTGAGTACGCTTGCGGGCTTGTTAAATAGCCCCGCGGCTTCCATAAGCCCCTTACTCGTTTTCTCTCTTGTTTCGCTGACGACGTCGGGAACAGCAGATCTTATCGTTTGCCCCCACTTTTTGCTATTTTTCATCCTGCTACGCCGCACGTTTCCCTTAAAAAGCCGTGTTCCGGACTGCTCCCTGGGAATGACGTACATCGCCACGCAGTTTCCTTCTCTTGGGTGGCCCTCAAATCCGGCGATGCCTGAAGATTGCGGGTCAACAAAACCAATAACGCTCATCCCGTCTTCATAAACTCCAGCGGCTAGTTTGGTGCTGATCGCTCTTCCTTCGCCAGTACGCTCAATATCTCCTCTTCTTTTGAAGCTTTCTCTGATCCTGTCTTCAACCGGGTTGACGATGTTTTCGACTAGCGCCCGTTCCGGAACATCGCTCAAGTCTTGATTGCTAAGCTCCGCCCACAAACTGTTTCCCATAGACGGATCCAACTCAAAAAGGTCGGAAACGTTTTCGGTGAGCGTTTGTCCGCTCCGGATCTCTTCTCGAATGATGCGTCGTAGCTGCTGTTCTGTCATTGGACTTCATTCATTTCGCGGAGAATGTCCTGCGCGAAGTTTTCGACAGGCCTCCACTTCAAATTCGTTTTGTCCTGCTTGGACACTGACTCACGAAGGTTTTGGTCGCCCATGAACGCGCCGTGGGTGCTGGGGTTGCTGACGAAGTCCCAGGCGATGAGCTGAAAGTCTTCGTTTACCTTCACCGTGCCGTCTCGCTTTTGGTCCACCGAACCCATGCCGCGGCTGCTAATGCCAATTGATAGGTTTTCGTCCAGAAGTGTCCGCAGGATGTTTCCCATGGGCGTGGGAAGCACCTTGACTTCGCCCAGCACGTCGTTACCCTTCCACCACACGTCCCGGACGATGTGGCTTGCGTTTTTAAGCTCCACCTGGCTCGAGTCCGGGTGGTCGAGCTCGCCATACGCCATGTTCTTGTTGATGAACTCTTTCTTGTACCGCTCGACCTCGCGCTCCAAAATGTGTTTTGGATACACGCGGCCGTTCTGGTTTTTGGCGTCGGCGCGCTGGAGGATTCCACGAATCACGTAGTCTCCTCCCTGGCCGCCGGATTCCTGAAGCGGAACGCGTTCGTACTGGAACGGGCGGACGTCAATAATATCCGCCTTTCCGTTGTTAAAACGGTCTCGGCTTCGCTGTTGTTTGACAAACTCTTGTGCTTCGGTGTCTGGCATTGCGTTAATCTTCGAATGCGACTCGGTTACTTCCCACGACAAGTTGTCGTATGGGTAGGTTCAATAGCTCTAATTTTTCGCGACGACGAACGTCGCTGAGCACCTTCAGAATATTTCGGGCGGATATCGGATCCACTTGCACGCCGTCAATGAACAAAAACTCATCATCCACTGCTGCACGGCGAATCCGGTCTAACCGCTTTTGCTCGGGCGATCGTCTCATATATTGGCAAGGTTTGTTTGTTTGCTATGTTTATAAGTAGCCTTGCCAGTCGTATCAGACGCGATCTACCCAGAACCCTCGGCGCTTGTAGAGGTCGTAAAAAATGCTCGATAGCTCTTGTCGGATCAGTTCGCGAACTTCACGAACCTCGTCCGAAGACAGGTCTTCCTGCAGCAACTCCTGCCGCACGACTTCTCTCAACCTGTCCTCGGATATTTGCATCTTAGTAGAGCTTGATGTTTTCTTCCTCTGCGATTTCGCGTAGCGCGTCGCGAAACGTGTCGTCGTCGATGACCTTTGCGAGTTGTTCAAGCACGGAACGGTCGTTAACCTTTTCCCGCACCTCGTCCATCATCTCCAACGTGTCCTCGGTGACTGTGCGCTTGGGCTTTTCGGTGTCGTTGACGCCTGCCAGGTCTTGCATGCGGCTATAACCTGTTGTGGCGCCTTCGTTGCCCTCATTAAATGTAATGCGCGAGCCGTCGGAAATCTGAACGCTTTCGTTAAGCGTGTCGAGCTGAACTCGACCAGAAGACTCCTCCTGCATGCGGCGCAGCCGCTGCTTTTCCTCGCGAATAATGCGTTGCAATCGTTCTCGTGTTAGCTTCTGTGCCATTAGTTTGGTTGTTTAGTGTTTATTGCTACTTTACAATCTCGTAGGTGCCATCCGCGTAGAAGCGAAGCCTGTACAGGCCAAAACTGGCCACGACCTCGTCTCCGTGGCTTTCGTAATACGCGCCAGCGTTATCGAATAGGTTCTTAATCACTTCCAGCGGATTGTTTGCGTGCTGAAGCTCTTCGATTTTTTGTTGCTCCTCGCGGATCATTCGTCGTAGCTTGGAGCGTGTTAGTTTGCGTCGTGCCATTGTTGTGTTAATTTTGTGCCATGAATTTGATGCCAGGCATCTCCTCGGCATCTCCTCGCGCGATCATGCGCTCGATGGTGTCGTGATCGATGTTTCCTGCCGGTGGCTTTCCTGTGCTAAATCCAAGGACACGGACGATTTCAACTTCCCCGTCGGGCTCAATAATAGCGTCAACGGCTAAGTCGTCTCCTCCGTATCTGGAGTTGGGATTGGCAACGCGAAAGACCTTGCCCTCGCCGTCGCCCATTTTGCGCCGGCCGCCAACGCCTGTGCGGGCCTTGACTTCATTCACGGGGCGAAGGAACTTGCGTTTAATCTTTTCCGCGATCCCCTGGTTTTGCACCATGTACGGCGCGAAGTAGCTAATGAAATCTTGCTGAGCTTCAGGCGTCATAAGCTCGTCTTGCTCGGTAAAGCCCACGCGGTCGTTCAGTTGCTGCAACCGCTCCTCCAGGTCTTCTTCGTCCTCGTCGTCCGCGGGAGCAAAGGCGAAGGGCGTATTGTAGCCCGGAACAGCAAGCGTTGTTGTCATCTCCTGAATCTCGTCCGGGTCGTAGTCTTCTGCGTCCTCGTCGGGAACGCAGTTCGGAACCTCTTCTCCGCCCTGCATTTTCATCCCGACCATCGTGTAGCCGTCCCAGCACGGGTCGTCTTCGCTGAGTACTCGCCTAATTTCTTTTCGGATTGTTTGCCTGTCCATCGTTATAGTCGGTCTTGGATTCGGTTTCGGAGTTCTTGAAACATCATCAGGTTCATCACCTGGTCTTCGGTTACGCGCTGCCCTTTCTTAAGATTTGGAAGTTGTTCAAGTGCTTCTTTAACCTTAATTTGAGCAACCTCGCTTTCGATATCCGAAAGCGAGTTCCTAAGGTCTTCGTGAAGGGAGTCTACGCGCTCGTTAACGTAGTTTCGAAAATCTCCGGTTTGCGTGAAATTGTTGACGTAGCGGCGAAGCACCTCCTGGTGGTCTTCGTGAAGGTGCCCATACTTTTCCTGAAACCGCTCTTTCATGAGCTTCTGAGCTTGCACGCGGACCGACCGGCTTTTCTTTTTGAGCTCGCGAATCCGCTGGCTTTGCTCTGGTTCCTGCTCAGTTTTTGTGCTTTGGATGTGTTCCAAAAGCGTGTAATGGCAACGAACAAGGTCTTGGGGGTCGTGCTGCACGCCTTCTTCCAAGCTCTTAAACATCTTGTAGACGCTTGCCAATTCCTTGTACTCGTCCACCTGCGTCTGGAAGAATTTTTTGAGCGGATAATGCTCTTTGATTTTGCCCACAAGCTCGTGCTTTTGCTCCTCCAGCTTATCGTGGTTCAACTTCTTACGCTGTCGCAGCACCTCGTTGACGAGAGCTTCAGCCCTTTCCTTGTCCTGAAAGTCGCCTTCCATCAACGATTTATAGAGCATGTACTCTTTTGCTAGCTCCGTCCCGCCCTCAAAATACTCTTTGAGGAGATCCACCGCAACGGAATTTGTGTTGTTCTCCGTCAGCGTATCTGCCAGAATCTGGCGGGTCAAGAGCTCGACAATCAGCCCTGTGTTTCGATATTTTGAGTGCCGAACTTTCTCTTGCATGTGCACGTTTTATAGCTAGTAATGGATGTTGCTGTGCCGCCTATAGGTAAATAGGTTAGCTGTCCTCGTTTATTTTGCCTAAGTCTTCAAGAATATCATCTGCCACCGATTCGTCAGCGGATTGCTCCACGCCCTCAATACTCATATACGTTCCCTCGTCTTCCAGGTCCACGTTTTCGCCAAGCCCGAAGCTTTCTTGAATAATGGAAGGGCCCTTGCCCTGCTTGCTGGAGTTAACTGCCCTGGGGCTTCCGCCCTGGCTATACTGTGGCCGGACATCTCCAGGCGTGGTTCGAAGCTGGTTGGACAGGTCTTTGAGCCCGAAGTCTCGGGAAATGGGGCTTTCGTCTGGGTCCTCGCCCGTAATGGCAACAGGTTCCAATTCGCCTTGCTTGCCGTTAATCTGCGACGGCGTGCCGAATCCGCGACCTGTTTTGACGGGGTCGTTGCCTTCGCGTTCGATCTGGTCTTTCCGGAACTCGCGCTTCCAATCGTCCACCATCCGCTTGCGCTCTTTCCGGATCTCGTCCTCGCTCATGTTGAACAGCTTCTTGTAGACATAGTCACTGCTGAATAGCGAGTTCTTCATGGCGTCGCCAGCCACACGAATCTTCTTCTGCAAGAAGTCAATCCGCTCCTGCTCGGCGATAATGCTGGGGTCGGTAAGGCGGATCTTGAAGTTGGTAACATCCTCTACCGAGTACCCCTTGGACACCAGGTGGACGGCGCCGATCTTTTCCAGCTCGCGGGCCATCATCTTCTGCATATTGCGGACGGCCTCAGCAAACTTTAGGCTTTCTTGCGCGAGCGTGCTGTTGTGCACAATTACGCCTGCTTCAGTGGCAAAGTTTTTGTACTGCTTAACCTGAATGTCTACGGTGTCGATCCGCTCCTCGCGAAACGTAACGGATTCCACGCTATGGTTTACTTGTGCGAGCGCGTTAGCGGATATCTTCGGCATGTGCTTTTCGACGAACTCTTCCCTGTCGCCGAAGAACCGCTCGATTCGGCTATAGAGCGTTTTTCTCGTGGTGCCCAATCGCTCGATCAGGTCTGCAAACGAGGTGGCGTCTGAAGCCTCTGCAAGGATCTGGTCGTGCGTGAGCTTCGCCTTGTCACGGCTGCCGTTGATCTGGTTTGCACGCGAGCAGCTGCAGTAGTAATTGTCTTGCTCGCGGTTAAGCCTGCTCCGCGACTTGTAGGTCTTTTCGCCGCAGTTATCGCATTCGACCACCACCCCGTTTTTGTTTGCGGGCTCTCGGCCACTGGCATAGTCAGAAAGCCACTCAGCGTTTCTGCGTCCGCCTTTTTTACCGGCTCTGGATGCAGCCTTAAGCCAGTCGGGGTCATTTGTGCGCCGCCTAATTGCCTCTTCGGAGTTAATCGTTTTTTCAGCGTGTCGGCGATAAAACTCCCTGTGCTCGTGGAAGCCCATGCTGCAGTCCAAGTTGTTGGGCCGGTTGTTGCGTTTGTCGAAGTCTGCGTGATGGACAACGCTCCCGCCATGCTCCTCGTAAAGCTCGTGCTGCTCGGCCACAGCTCGGTGAAACAGCTGGAACTTGTCCTCGCCAGGGTGATAAACGGTCTCATATCCGCTCATGCCCTCTTTGTCGATTTCACCACGATACAGCGGCATGAGGCTATCGCCCTGGCTGAGGTTTTGCGCTTCCACCCACTCGCCTTCACGAGTCATGAATTTGTGGTCTGGCGTGGTTGTGAGGGTCTTGCCGTTATCTAGCTCCACATCCACAACCTCAGCGTTTTCGCGTGTCCACTCAGCGCCCTGGATTTCGCCGGCTACGATTTTGCCGGTTTCGCCGTCATATGAATAAGCGTATAGCGGTTCGGGGTTCTCGTTCTCCTGGTAATGCTCCACGATCTCCTCGGCTTCCGCAGTTTTGCCCGAAGCAAGCGGGATTTTGGTCCACGGAGCAATACATTTCCCTTGGATTTCTTTTTCATATCCAAGGAACGCATTCGGAATCCGAAGCGCGCTCATGAGCTTTTTGCGAAGATATTCGACGTCTTCGATCGCCTGGAAATTGAGGCCTTTGAGCGTTTCTACTTCCGTGCCCGTCTGACTGCCGCGGACCGGGAAGTAGAAGTCCTCGAGCATGTTCATGAGGTTGAACTCCAGGTTATATTCGCCGGACTGAGGATCCACGAGAGGCGTCTGCTGGACGTCTTGGATGATCTGATGCATGTAGCTGTCGATGGAGTCCGGGTTGATGTTCCCAACGTCCACCTTGAACACGCGCTTTTCCGGCGCCCGCATGATGCGGTGAATGAGCATGGCCTCCTCAGTCAAACTTAACTGCTTCCAGAGCTGGCGACCGTTTTCGAGAATCGACCGGCCGTACGGAAAAAGGCCCCAATCAGCCAATAGCCGGAAGTGAGCCACCTCCCACTGCTGCCACTCTTCCTCAATGTCGTCGTGGTAAAATACAGTCTCTCCGCCGATTCCTGCTTCTGCGCGATTCATGGAGTACGGATCCAAAGGAGTCACGCTCGCCACGCCGTGATTTTCCACAACGTGCATCTTCAGAAACGCGTCTCCATATTTCAGCATAGACCGCGCCCACCACCGAAGGTTCATGTCTATGTCCAGGATTTCGCGCATCAGGTTCTGGATGATGCCTTTGATTTCCTGGTTTTCAGACTCCACGCTCAGGATTTCGCCGAACTCGTCTTCGGTCGCGATCTCGTCTGCGTAGACGTCCAGCGCGGAAGCGATAATAGGATCCGCTTCCATAGCCTCGTAGTCTCGAAACAGCTGAAGGCGCTGCATAGACTTATCGCCACCTCGCCCGTATCCGCCACCGCCGATTCCGCCGTTAGCCATGCTACTTCGGCTGTAGCCTCCATAACCGGCTTGGTACATGCGCTGATACCGGCCCTGGGTGTAGTCGGTGGAGATCGCTTGCATCCGATTGACGTCTAGCGCTTGCGTAGATCCGTCACCGGATTTAGACATCACGATATCGTTGCTAAACAGCCTTGTAAGTGTGTCTTTAAGCGATGCCATAGTGTGTGTTGCTTATTTGTATAGCCATGAAAGGTCTTCGCCGGTGTTGGGGTCGGTCGGGGAATATATACCTTTTCCGGGCGAACCCTGTTGCCCTTTCCGCGTCGTGATGTTTTGAACGGTTTTCTCTGCAGTTCTCTTCTTTTCGCTCTCTAGCCGAATTGCGGTGTCCCTGGCCCATATCGCAAAGCGCGCAGCGTCAATAAGGTCGTCATGATACCCGCTCATGTGGTCGGCTTTATTGGGCTTCACCCACACGTACGTTTTAAGTTCTTCAGTAAGCCTGCGGCTTCGGATTGTCACTTGTTTTTTCCGCACCCACTCCTTGAACCGGGTTGTAATAAGCTGTTTGGTGCGCCCGGTGCTCTGGATTCCTGGCTTCAACTTCTTGTTGCTTTGGCGCTCTTGCTCCAAGCTCACAAACTTGAGGTTGTTTGTCGACCACAACATATTGCTGTATCCGTGGTCGTGGACCCGCTGAAGAACGTTGTTGCCGATTGAGTTGCGCTCGCAAACAAGAGCAGCTGTGTTGTATTTGCCGCCCAGCCGGCACAAAAAGTCGGCAAAATCGGTCGTGTACAGCTTGCCCTTGTACTCGGCAACCTGCTCCATGCCGTCGAGCGTGAAGATCTGTGCCGTGCTAAAGTCTTCGCCTTCACCGCTGGCCACGTCCGCACCCAAAATGTATTGCGTGTTTTGCTTCGGCGGTTCCCATATCCACAAACTGTTTTCGCCCTTAACCCGGACTTTGAGCGACGGATCGCGAACGGTGGACTTCTCAATATTCTTGATATCGGTGGGGTCGATCACCGTGTTACCGGACTGCTCGAATGAACAGTCGTACTCCCGAGCAGCTTCCCTGGGCTCCATGTTTTTGCCCATGTTTTCCCGCCACTGCTCGTCTCGGTTCGGGTGAAGGCTCCAGTGGAGCTTGACAGGGTGAAAGTCATTAACGCCGACGCCTTCCCATACCTCGCGGTTTTCGGTCTCCTGAATCAAATGAGCGCCTTGAATCGCCTGCGTCCAAACCTGGTGATACCAAGACCCGACACCATACGGAGTTGACAGCACAATTGCCTCGCCGCCGCCGGAAAGCGTGGGTTTGGCCGAGCTCCAAACGTCCTGTGCGTTGTCAATAAACGCTGCCTCGTCGATCACAAGCATGGACAAGCTTTCGGAACGCGCGGCGTCAGACGTCGAGCTGTTAGCTTTAACGAGCGAGCCGTTGCCTAACTCCAGGCTGTGCATGTTGTTTCTGGCCTTCCGTTCCTGCATGAACGAAGGCAGGTTGTCGTGCATGATTTTGACCTTTTTCAAAAGCCCCTGAGCCACGTCCTGTTTGGTGGCGATGTAGCTAATATTCGTGTCGTTTTGAAAAAGGGCCATCCACAGCGAGTACCCGGCGGTAAGCGTCGATATTCCCATCTGCCGGGTTTTGAGCACGACGTTATAATCATACGCCATGAACTCCTTTAGCGCACGCTCCTGAAAGTCGTAGAGATCAAAAAGCGTCTTGGTGCCGTCTTCCTGGCTCTTAATGTAGCAGTAGTTCCGCATGAAGTACGCCGGATTCTTGGCGCACTTATAGTACTCACGAACGCGGTTCTTTTGGATCTGCTCGATCCGCTCGCTTTCGGAAAGCTCGTTGTCGCTCATATGAATCGGTTCTCACGGTCAATTTCTTGGATTGCGCGTTTGACCTGCCTTCGCGCCTCGTCCAGTTGTTGCATGCTGCGGTCCACGGATTCGCGGATGTTGCGGTCGCTATCCACTCGGATTTCTTCCAGCCTAGCTCGCTGTTTGCGAAGACCGTTTTTCACTTCATCCAGCTTTTGCTTAAGTGAGCGTCGGCTACTCTGGACTTGTTCCATATACGAATCCTGCCCGAAGTCTTCACCAAAAAGGTCGTCGTCGAAAACATCCATGTGGGGTTGTGGTTTTGTTCGGGTATAAATAGTTGAAGCCGGCAGAGCATTTTAGCTCTGCCGGCTTCAGCAGCACGGTAACTATATTAATTGGCGGCTTGGCCGCTCACAAACGCTCCTAAGAGGATTGATGCCGCGCCTCCGGCGAACCATACCCACTTCCGGACTTCTTGCTTCTCAAGCCGCGTCTGCAGGTTGTCGATTCGGCGGTTTCGAAGCTCGATTTGCTCCTTGCGATATGCGAGCTCGTTTTCGAGCGTTGTAATAACAATGCTATCTTGTCGCGCGATGGTTTCTAGCTCAGCCACTTGCGCCCGCAGGTTGCGCTTGATATCCACGTTCAAGCTATCGCGGCGTTCCAGACGCTCCACGTCTTGTTGCAATTGCTGGAGTTGGTCCACGGGGACGCAAAGCGTGTCAGCGGGTTGCGCCTGCGCCGCGTTTGCTCCGAATAAAAGCAAGACAGCGATGAACAGCAATTTACGAACCGTATCTCTCATTGATCCATTGCCGAAGCTCTTCCTTGGATTTGTCTTCGTGCTGCGGGTCGTGGCGAAGCTTTTCCTGAAGCCTTTTTTCTTGCTTTTGGAGCTTCCTAAGTTCTTTTTGGGCTTCTTGCTTTTGCTTTTTGGCTTCCTTCCTGCGCTTTTGCGCGGCTTCCGATTTGC